GGACGCCTTCAGACTCTGACACAAGCCAAACGTAACGTTCAGACCTTCAGACACGGGCACGCTCTCGCTCGTCAGCGCTCGCACACAAACGCGCTCACGGGCATAAAACGCCACCGTCGTATATAAACATATACGTTGACGTAATAGAACAGGCGCGTACGAATTTTTTCTAGTGCGTACAGGAGTATACATGACATACGTTACGTTCAGACATTCCTATGAAACTAACATCAAATCAGAAAAGAATTCTCTCACTTCTCAATGATGGCTGGGAGATCAGAACAACTAACATACGAGGTTCACGCAGTTACTGGCTACATCATGACGATCAACGTCTCGCTGAGACATTGACATACAAAACCTTCTATTCATTGTTAGACAGAGGGTTTCTAAAAATTAAGCCTTCAGATCGTATAGACGTGAAGGCGTACGAGCTCGATCGGAAGGGAGTTCGTCAACAACAGATCGAACAAGCAGTACGCTATGCCGTCAAGAAGGCAAGGAAGACAATATGAACTTTGGCAGACTTAAACAAAGCCAAGCACAAAAGAGCAAGGACATCAACAACCTTCTAAAGGACAAGAAGGTCAAAGAGAACCAAGCTAAGATGAAGGCACTGATGGAAGACATTGACAATGTAGTAAGGAACCACCAGATTCCGCTCATTGCAGTGATAGAGGTATTTGGCCAGCTATCAGAAGCCTATCAAAGGTATGCTCTTCTAAACTCTACTCTACAGAGGGCTCCGGGGGAACACCCCATAGATGGGCCAAAAGAACAGAAGACCTCATAGAGAATTTTATGATCAAGATCGAGAAATTAAAAGTGTATGCAGTCGTCGCAGATGTTGTAGTTAACAACCTGATCTACAATCATCTTCACGTCGGCTTATCCTATACCCTCGACGAAGCATTGAAGGAGATGGAAGCCGTTCTCAAACGCGATCCATTTTTTTCCAAGTATCAGAGGATCCAACCTGCATACCACACTACACTCAGCATAACCGAGATTTTACAGCACATCGGACTTACAGGTGAGTCAAGAAGATCTGATTTATTAAAACTCCTGATCAAGGAAGGAGACGAACAGTTGACGAAGCGTCTCTCACCTTACCTGAAACCATTTGAGCTTCAGTACATCAGGGAGAAGACAAATGACAAGAAGACTTCGAAAAAACAATCTTCGCCGAAGCCGTCGCATTCATAAGGAAGCTTTGCTTAATGGCAGAGAAGAGGAAAGCCCTATCAAGTTACCACAAGCAAAGAAGGATGAGATGTCTAAGCTTGAGAAGTTAGCAGACAAACATAGACGTCAGCGGGCAAGGTTTACTCCAGAAGAGACTGATCCAGTCAGAAAGGGTCGTCTCAAGTCAAAAGCATACGACGTATTCAAGATCCAGTCATGGCCGAAGAAGATGACTAAAGCTTTCTCAGAGGGAGCATCTCTCGAGGAAGTCTTAATGATGCTAGGTCTTACAAAGAAGATGCATCGCTTTCTCATCGATCGAGCAGAGAGTGCAAAGAGACAAGACATTCGTGAGAAGTGTGCAGAGTATCGTAAGACTGTCAATCATGGTCTTGAGCTTGCAGAAGCATGGTGGATGAAGCTAGGAAGACAGGGAGTCCACATGGGCAAGTTCTTCAATACTGCGTTGTTTGCTCAGAACATGAGAAATCGATATGGCTGGTCAGACAAACAAGGCGGTTCAGAAAGTGAAGAGTCTCTCAGATCAATTCAGCAGTCTATGGCAAAGATCGCTGGACTTGGGAAAGAAGTAAAACCAACTGAAGAGACACCGAGAACTAGGATGCCAGTCAAGATTGAGAAGGGTATCATGGTTCCAACAAAAGAAGTTAATGACGCATAATATGCAGACAGACTATCTTTATCCAGATCCAACAAAAGTAGACTTCGATGTCTTCGGAGGTACTTTGAAGATCAACAACTCTGATGACGAACTCAAAGAGATCATTCAACAAGAGTATCGTGAACTACAAGAAGATCCAACCTGGAACATGGTTGCTTCGATGTTTGTGACAGACCAGCAAGAGACATTCTTCTTAACTCCTGCTGAGACTCTGATCTTCAAAAGTATTTTCCAAAGACTTCATCCGAGAATGTTGATTGTCTCGAGTACTCAGTACGGGAAGACAATTACAATAGCAATGGCTTTACTAGCACGGATCGCAGTATTCCCTGAGGACTGGCTAGTGATTGTACCAGACTCTAAACGTGGTAAGCTACTCATCAATTACATTATCAAAGCGACATCGGAAAACGCATACTTCAAAGGAAAGCTTACTGGAGTCAGAAACAAAAGCAGAGATGCTATGAATCGATTACTCGAAGAGAAGTCGAAGGTGAAGTTGACGTATCAAATCTTGTCTGAAGACAATGTTGCAAGATATGGCTCAGTAGAGATTGTATCTTGTGAAGCTCATAGAGTTAATGAAGCGATCAACGCTGTTATGGGATTTGGAGGAAGAAACGTTGTCTCAGATGAGTCATCATTGATCTCCAATGAAATCGAAGCTGGTGTGTTCAGAATGTTAGCTGGTAAAGGCGAAGACACTTGCTACGTAAAAATTGGAAACCCATTTGCTCGTAATCATTTCTATCAATCTTTCAAAGACACGAAGTATAAGAAGATCTTTATCGATGAGAGAATCGGTTTAGCAGATGGACAATATAACAAACCGTTTCTAGAAGAGGCTGCAGAACGGCCTCTCTATTCAATTCTCTTTCAATGCAAATTCCCTGAGGAGGAGGCAGTCGATGCAGATGGTTACTCTCCTCTTGTTTTAGAAGAAAATCTAAACAAAGCTTTGAAGCCACAAGTTCAACTCTTTGGAGAGTTACGTCTTGGCATTGACTCTGCAGGAGAAGGACGAGACTATTCAACTCTTGTGCTCCGTGGCGCAAATGCTGCGAAAGTCTTATGGAGAAAGAGAACGATTGATACAATGCTGATCTATTCTCAAGCATGTCATTTTATCGATGCTTTCAATATTGATCCGAGAAACGTCTTCGTTGATGCTATCGGAATTGGTAAGGGAGTATACGATCGACTTGCTCAGACATACAAAGGTATTGTCTCAGTCAAGGGTTCTAACTCTCCAGAGAGATCGAAAGACTCGCAAGACTTTAAGAATGCTAGGGCACAAATGCATTGGAGAGCAGCTCTCGCATTGACAGCTGGAATGGAGCTTGAACATGATCGAAGCTGGGAAGAAGTCTTACAAGTCAAGTATTCGACAGAGAAAGGAATACTTCAGATCATGTCTAAGAAGGAGATGAGAAAGAGACGTATTAAATCACCAGACACCTGGGATGCCTTTGCTTTAACGTTCGCTAGAGAAACAATTGTCAGACCAAGAGCTGACGACGCTGAGAAGAATTTTATGAAGCAGATGAAAGCAAAGAGAAGAAAACGTGTTAGCAAAAGCTTTAGAAAGGTGCCTTATTAAAGTATGCCATCTAAAATCAAAGTAAGAGTAGAAGACGAAAAGTTCTTACAGCAAGATACAAGAAAGAACCAGCAACTGAAACCAGGCGAGAAAATCAAAGATCTTCATATCATGGTAAAGAAGTCGAAGCAGACTGCACATGAAGAAGATTATGTTGCTGACAGAGTTGAAGAGATTCGAGTTATGAAGGACCAACGAGACAAGCCATCAGAGTTGTTAGGTCAGGGAGAGAACCAAACTCAACTCAAGCCAGAGCAATACTGGAGAGAGAGTCACAAGAGAGTTAATTCGATCTCTGAGAAGCCTGATTACAAAGATGATTGGCAAGCAGATGTCTTCGATCCAGTAACTCGAAACAAAATGCTAGCAGTCCTCGCTCGTCTTGCTGCTCAACGTATCATGGTCCGTTTCCGGGACGCCGAAGGCTTTGATTCGAAAACACCGAAAGTCATAACAAACCTATACGAGAACTCAGCAAGAGGTAAGTATGGGGTTGGCAGCGAAGAGATCCTTCTCTTCTATACAATGTTTGAAGCTGCGATCAAAGGTGCAGCTCTTCGAGAGGAGGGATATTACGAAGGGCGACGTCGAGTTAAAACTTCTAGATCTCGCAGAGGGAATTGGAAGTATAAGTCAATTTATGACTATGAAGATGTCATGAGTTGGCTTATACCGATCGAGAGTTTTGTCCCAGGCGATATAACGAAACTCTCAGTTCAAGAGATGGGTCGAGCTGCTATTGAATTGTTACCAGACTTCGACACATTTAAAAAAGAATACGCAGATTATTCGAATATCCATAAAGTACAGCCACTCTCAGCATATCAACAGTCTGAAGTAAAAACATTTGGACTCCCACACGGTGCTGAGGCTGGCGATAAAGTTATTGTTCGAAAGTATTGGAATAGCCTGACAGACACATTCGATGTTATGGCAAATAACATCTTGCTGACAGAGCCAGAGAATCCGTTATCTAAGACATACGTTCATGGACAGATACCATTACATCTAACTAGATTTGAACCTCTCAGTGTGAACTACTATCTCGGAATGAGCTTACCGTTTAAGTTAGCATCGTTTCAAGATATGACAAATGCAATCTGGAATATGTCTCTCGACCAGATGTTCATTGCATTGAAGTCTCCTATCTTTAATGCATCTGGTTCTGACATCGATCTAGATTGGTTATATCCTGCAAACGTAATTGACTTAGACCAAGGTACAGATCTAAACTCAATTAGAGAGTTCAAGATCTCTCCACAGACAAACTTCTCGACTGGGCTATTAAATGTGATGCAACAACGGATGAATGAGTCAACATCAACTGGACATGAACAATCAGGTATTGCTGGAGCAGGTCGTGTAAGAACAGCTGAAGAAGTTGCTACTGCAAGACAAGCTTCGTTAGAGATTATGGGTTTGTTTCTAAAACAGATGGAGTGGGCTGAAGAAGCAAGACTTGAACAAAGAGCTAAGAATTTACTATACTATTATTCAAAAAGACTAAAGTCAACTGGTAAGCATCGCAAGGTTGTAGTTGAGAACGTTAGACTTCTGAATGATGCTCTTGGAAAGATGGAGATTAATATTCGTCCGAATCCAAGATCGCAAGAGCAACTTAACGTTCTAAATGAGAGAACAGAAGAGAACTCACAAGTTGTTGATATTAAGCCATCAGCAATTCGTAATGCAAAGATCGTTGCTGAACTTGTTCCGAACTCATCTCTCAAAGAAACTGAGAGAGAAAAGAAAGAGAATGAGATTGCTTGGAGAAAACTTACTGGTGAAGATCCGATGGTTAATCAAGAAGAATCTCTCAAAGCTCTTGCAGAAGTCTATGGGAAAGATCCATCAAAAGTTATTAAGAGCCAACCAGCTCTGAGTGCTTTAGATCAAATACCAGGACAACAAGGTCAAGGAGGACAGAAGCTCGATCCAAATAATTTGAAGAGAGCGATTAATCAATCAGAGAAAGTAATACCAAATGAAGGTATATAAAACAATTACTCGGCCAATCAGAACATTGATGATCTGGTTGTTATTCAAGCTTCTTCGAGTTGATGCATATACACAGAACATGTATTTGTTCGAAGATCTTCCGAAGTTAGCAGAGAGTGAGAAAGCAATTGCACAAACGAACTTGGCCAAGTATAATCAAACAAAAGCGTTGGCTACTGCTTATGCCAATGTTAAATATAGAGAAGTCCTTTATTACGAGATCCTTAGCATGCAACGTAAAAATGTTACAACGCTAGATCCTGATAAGCGAGATGTTCAGGCCGGAGCTATCTTGTTTATCTTAAAGCATCTAGATGACATGAAGAAGGCATGGGAAGGTCTCAGGAAGAGTGGACGACTCAACAATGATAAAGCATTAAGAAAAATCCTACGCTCGTTTCATTCAGATAATTCGGGCTAGGGAAAGAACATTTATGTTACCTGACAAGTTAACAAAAGACAAGATCTCTCCGGAGATCAACAAGGACAAAGAAGAAGAGAAGGTTATCGTCGGAAAGACAAGACGCTCTCGTGAAGACATCGAGAGAATCTTCGGCGAGAGCTATCTTCGAGAAGCTGGGATTGAACCCGGGAAAGAAGTTACAGAGGATCAAGCGAAGAAGCTGATCGGGCTTCTTACAGATCGCGAGCTAGCGAACTCTAAGAACCTCTCAAAAGTCATCGGTCAGAAGAGAGGCTATCGTTCAAAACTCGAGGCTGTCTTATTGACAGGCAAGAGAGACGATGACACAGACGACACTGATGACGACGAAAAGAAAAACAAAAACGAAGACAAAGCAATTGCAGTTGCTCGTCGCAGGGGTGCAAAGGAAGAATTAAAATCTATTCTTTCTGAGTTCAAAGACGAGGGCTTAGATGCAGATGAAGTTTATAAAAACATTCGGAAGCATTATTCTGAAGACGACGAAGACATTACGATCGAAGACTTCAGAAAACGAGTTAGGACTGCATTCAATCAAGCGTACCCCAAACTACACGAGGAGAGCATCATCTCTGCTAAGAAAAGGAAAGAAGCAGAAGATGAGAAGTTCGAAGGTGACAAGACTGGCAAGTCTTCAACCGGCTCTCCGAAGGGCAGGAAGACAACTGGTCGTCGGCTTGGTTTGGCCAATCCGAAAGACTGGTATTCTACAAAGTAGTCCATTTAATTAACCTACACATCTAGTGACACTATTATGTTTATTCCAGTTCAATTCGATAGTGGGCTAGTCTGTCGTCGTCCAGCGACTACAACTCAGACAATCGTTAAAGGTGATCTTTTGAAATGGTCATCTGGTTATCTGGTAGTTGCTGCTGATGGCGATGATGAAGCAGAGTATGTTGCAATGGAATCAGTTACTACAACTGCTACCGGACAGATGATCGAAGTTCTTCGTATCACTGATCAGGTATACTTCCATGCTACTGTAGATGCTACATTAGCGCAAGCTACTCACGTCGGAAACGACTACGACATCAAAGACAAAGCCACTATTGAACTCGGTGAGACTACTGACAAAGTATTCCACATCGAGGAAATCATAAGTGATACTGTCGCTGGAGGTCACTTTAATAAACCCGCATTAGCGTAAAGTTAAAATATGCCAATACGTCGCTCTGACTTCGATGCATTAACTGGTGATCTCCAAGATATCTTTGAAGAGACTTCAAACCTAGCGATCGCTCGCATGGGTGGTCTTGATCTGTTCGGAGTTCAGGAAACTGAACTTTATGACTATGTCATTCAGAACTTACATGGTTTGACGGGTATTCGAAGAGTTGGCGATAGTGAGAATCTACCACGCATCGAAAACGTTGAGGGTGATCAACTTACTCTCACACAGAGACATTATGGTGCAATCGTACCTGTCTCAAAGGAAATGCGAAAGTTCGATCGATATGACAAAGCTTATGGAATGGTCGAAACCGTTGTCGACGAAGGTTGGAACGGAATTGATCAATCCATGGCTGATGTTCTATTGCAAGGATGGAGCACTTCCTATACAGACTACTGGGGAGACACTGTCGCCTCAGTTGGTCCGGATTCGTTGGCTTTGTTTAGTAAAGTCCACTCAAATCCAATTAACAGTAACACCTTTAATAACGTCATAAACGATGGTACCAATGATAACCCATCATTGAGTCGTACTGCTGTCGTTCAGCAAATCGCTACCGCAAAGGTAATGAAGGATGTTAACAATCTCGTACGTCCAGTTCGTCTTGACACCGTGATTGTTCCTCCATCTCTTGAAGATGAGGCACGAAGGATACTGTACTCTGACAAGATCTCAGGCTCTGCTAACAATGATACCAACATGATGTTGCGTTCAATGAAGCTGATCGTTTGGGAACGGTTAGAGGCAGCTGCAGATGGAACCGATACTTCTGCATATTGGTTCATGTGTGATTCGCAATACGTTGCGAAGACACTGCGGCTCTTATTCGCAGAACGACCTTCTCTAGATCCGCCTGAAGAAGTATATGCTAACAAAGACTGGGAATACAGTGTTGATTTCTTCTACACTCTCGGTACTGGTTATCCGATGTACATCTTCGGATCGAACGGAACTAACTCCTAAGCTAATTAACGAGGGGGGAGGTACTCTCTCCCCTCTTATACTTTTACTTATGACAGCAATTGCTAAAGTAAATTGGCATCGCCTTCTTTCGCAAGATCGGTGTAAAGACATCGGTATTCCTTGGGAAGACAAGGAACTGCATGCAATCCATGAAGAGAAGGTTCCTCCAGCTTATGTTCGAGATGGCATCTTAACTCGTGACGAGTATGAAGAAGTCATTGAGAAAGAAGAGGTTGAAGGAAAACCACTCGAGCACATGTCGATGGGTGAACTCAGTACTAAAGCTGCTGAGCTCGGAGTTGAGATACTCTCTCCGAATGCTTCTCGTCATGCGTACATGGAAGCAATCAGGAAGAAAGAAGCTGGTGAAGACGAGGAAGAAGAGGAAGAAGAGGAAGAAGCTGATGAAGAAGAAGTTGAAGAGGAAGAAGAAGTTGAAGCGGATGAGGTACCAAAAAAGAAAGCCGACGCAAAAAAGAAGTCGGATGCCAAGAAAACTAAGCGAACTCGTCGAGCACGAGCTCGCAAATAATAAAGTAAGCTACGTATGAAAAAACAACTACGGGCCTATGCTCCAGTATTACTCGGAGCATTAGCAATCGCGCTTGTAGCTACTGTTTCCTACGGTATAGCTCAGGAGTTACCACTCTCACCGAAGTCAGTAAACATCGAACATGTTGAGAACTTGACAATGGTTGTCAATGGTTCAGCAGACGATGCAATGGGCTTCACTGGTGGAGGTACGACTGGTTTAGATACTCTAGCATTGACAGCAGACTTAACTGTTGCTGATGATGCTACAGTCGGAGATGAACTAACAATCGACGATGCAACTATTACTTGTGTTGACCAGACAATGGCCGATGCAACGACTACAACTGTTGCTCTTCCTGCTACAGATCTATTTAGTTCTGGCAGCATGACAATTGTTAGTTTTACCTATAACCAAAATGGTGTTGCAACTTCTTCTGTTTCTTATGACTGCGGTGTAGCAGCAACTGCTTATACTTCATCTGACACTTTGATCGATGGATTAAGCGTTGCTACTTCTACTGCTGCTTATGAGACAGGAGACTACGGCACAAATGGTCGTATCAACCAAGCTCTTGACACTACCGAATATGTGACTTGTACTGCAACATTTACGAATGCTGCTTATGATGGTGCTTTACTTGATAATGATAACACTCATTCTGGTACTGCTACTGTCTGTGCAATTCAATAGATACATAGCTTCAAGTTAACAGAGGTCTGCCCACTCTTAGTTGGGTGGGCAGTCTCTCTGCAATTATCTATGAGAACACTCCAAACAATACTCATAGCTTATATCGCAGTTGCAATCTCATTCTTCGTCTTGCCTTTCAATGTGACAGATGAAGGACTCGATCAAGGGTTTACTGGTGGTGCTATCAGTAATAAGAGAATCGCAACTGCGTCTGCTACAAGTACATACATCTACTTAGAACCAGAGACTTCATCGACGACTGATAATTATGTTACGTCTTATGATCTCGAATTTTCTACAGCTGATCTCGAAGGTTTCGATATGAGACTGATCGCGATCGCAAGTACATCTGCAGAGATCGACTGGACATATTATTTTTCTGACGATGGAATTGATTGGTTCCCAGAAGATGGTACTACTGACTCATCTGATGTAGCGATGTCGCATGGTGCTACTGCGTATGTTCATACATGGGTTCCAACAGCGGGCTCTGTTCAAATGCATAACACAAAATATCCAACATCGCCAGCAGAGAAGCTGAGGGCTAGATTTACTAAAGTAACATTCTCGACTGATGTAGCGAGTTCAACTCTCTACGCCGAGATCGTAAGATAATGGCAATAGATAGATCAACGTATGACTCAGCAGCTTTCTCTGTAGCAAATGGTCAAACTAACAGAGATATCAAAGCTAATGAGGCATCAACATTTAACAATGTACCAGTCTATCGAAGACTTGAGTTACGAGTTGATGGTACAGTTACAATCAGACTCAGCTCAACTTCGAATGATGGTATTACAATTGGTGTCGAAGATAGTCCTTATGTTATTCCATTCGATGTAGAGGTAACAAACCTATATGTTACAAATGCATCTGGTGCAACTGTAAACATTAAACTACTCGGCACTGCATAGACTTATGTCGAAGAAAGATAAGCAAGATCGAGTCTATGAAGAATTAAATAGATCGATCAATAAAAAAGAAGTTCACCTCGAGAACTTACAGTCTCTCATCAAGGAGGCAGAAGAGGAAAAGACTTCTCTTGAAGAACAGATCCGTTCGAAGAGAGAAGTTAAAAGACATCTTAAAGCTGAGATTAAAGAGCTCGAGTCAAGTTTAAGTAATCTTGAGACACAGTTTAGTCGAACTAAGTTAACTCAAGAGAATGAACTGACTCAACTAAAATCTGAGAGAGCAACGCTTAGTGATAAACATTTAGATCTCAAAAAACGAATTGGAGAATTACGTCCGCAGGTTACTGAGAAGGAGAGAATACTTCAACGACTCAACGAGAAGATCACTGCCAAGAAAGATGAGCTAGCTATTCTTAAGAATCATCTTCAAACAGCAAGTACTCAACTCGAAAGCAGTCGTTCAAAGAATTCGTCTGTTTTAGAGAAAACATCGAATCTTCATGAAGAAGTAGCGATACTTGAAGAAAAGATCTCTAAGAAGTCAGACTATCTCTTGTTCCTAAAAGAGAAGAAAGAAAAGAGACGCAAAGCAATCTCAAAACTTGAGAAGAAACGAGACTCGATGTTAAAGGACGTCGAAGCACGAGAAAAGAAAGTTCGTAAGATTGAAGATGCTCTTGTCAAAAAAGAGAGTAGACTTGAACTCAAAGAAAAGAAACTTGTTGCACGTGAAAAGAATCTTAAGCCGATCGAGGAAGGTCTAAAGCTTCGTGCAGCAGAACTCGATGACTTAGCTAAAGCTGTCAAAGCTAAAGAAAAAATAATTAAGATGAGACAATAATATGTTTGGTTCAAATCAAGCAGTTAAAGTTATAGATGGCGATGGAAACGTTTCTGTCGTCTCTGTAATTGCAGGTTACATTGCTTCAGAGATTGATGCAAGTTCGCCTGCTTACTACGGCTTTGAGAGACCTGATGGTGCATGGTATATCATGAAGGAGACTATCTCTGGCTCTGATACTACTTACACGTTTGCAGCTGGTACATCTGGCTTTGCAACTGCATGGACTAACAGAGCGACTCAGTCGTATGATACTGTCTCAGCAACATTCTAAGATTATGAGTAAACACTTTCAAGCGACAATGAGCGCTATCATCTGTCTTTACTCACTCTTCTTCATTGCTATCAGTGTACAAGCTGATTGGAGATTTAATCCTTTCACACAGAAATTAGATTACTATCAGCAAGACACAGCTGGTGCTGGTGCATTTGCAACTTCTTCAAGTTATGGTGTAAATCTTGTTTATCCAAATGGAGTAGCCGATGTTCTTATCATCGGTGGTACAGCTACAACTTCTAATGATGTAATCTTCGATGTTACTGGAGACAGTGAGTTTGACACAGCAAACTTTAGTGGTGCTGTAACACTCGGCTCAACTCTTAATGTTACTGGTAAGACAACTCTCTCGTATGGAACTTCTACTGCATTCACAGCCGATAACTTCTACGGTACTCTAACAGGTACTGCTTCTGGTAACTTGGAGAGTGCTGACATTGATACTCTTGTAGAACTTAATGCAATTCTTCTTGGAGAGACTCTTGCATCTACTACTACAATAAGAGAGCCAGAGTATACTGCGTTAAATACTATTAGCGGTGCTACTTATGATGACCTCCAGGACTACATAAACAAAACAATGTCTTCTGGTAATGTTTCAGAGGTGGATATTACTGACAATGGAGATGGAACGGTAGCTGTTGACGGAGGGCAAGGTTATATCAGAGCTGATAGCGTATCAACCTCTACTCTTTACTCTTTTGACTGGTCTGCCTCAAGTTCTATGGATACGACTGATGACGCATTAAATTATGTTTATGTTGACTATAATAGTGGCTCGCCAAAGTTGGAATATACAACGACATTATCTGGTTTAGACCATACCTCTCAATTTGTTGTTGGCTTGGTTTACCAGGAGGCAGCCGAAGCACATATCGCCGAAGCCGGACAGCAGTTAAACAACGTTATTCATAATCTCTACTATTACCTTTGGGAGCATAACGGAATTGAACGGGCAAGTGGAGCAGTAACAAGCGAGGATGGGAGTGAGGACTTAACACTCAATATAAGTGCTGGCGTATTTTACTGGGCTTTGGAAAGAATAACTACCGCCGCTTTTGACAGCTCAACTGATGGCTCTGCTGATACCTTTGAATATTTTTACCGAGACGGAGGTGGAGACTTTACTGCAAGCACTAGTTCTTGGGCATTAGAAACAGATGAATATGATGACGGAGACGGAACACCAGGTGCGGTTACGGTTAATAAATACGGCACTCACTGGGTTTATATGACAATAGACGGAGATGTTTATGTTCAACTTGGTCAAGGAAATTACACTTTATCAGAGGCTTTAGCTGCCGAAAGACCAGCAACAATGGATGAATTGACGAATATTGGTATCTTTATTGCCAGAATAATTACACAAAATGGAGACGCTAATTTTATAGAGGTATCAACTCCTTGGGGAACTGACCTCACTATTGAAGCTGCCACCGATCACGGAGACATGGCAGGGTTAACAGATGATGACCACACACAATACGGTGCTTTAGCTCAAGATGAAACAGTAACTGGAACCTGGACTTTTGGGAACGCCTCTACTACTAATTTAACGGCTACGAATATTTGGACAACCGACCTGGACGCTACAAACTTAACTGTTACTTATGCCTCTACTACTGGAATAACCGCTACGAATATATGGGCTACTACCTTTACTGGGGATTTGGTCGGAGATGTAACTGGAGATGTAACTGGCAACGCTGATACTGCTACTGCTTTAGCTGCTAACGGAGCTAATTGTAATGCTGGTGAATATCCCTTGGGTGTAGATGCTAGTGGGGCAGTAGAGAGTTGTACTGATGCGACCACAGAAATCAATAGCGAAATAGGCAATGTGCTTGATGGCACATATACTTTTACCGACTTTACTGGTAACGACATAATAGATACTGATAACCTGAATTGGGGAAATTTTACAGACTTAGCAGAGGGCGGTGCAGTAAGCTGGGGAAATGTCGGCGCTGGCGAACTCGGTAATGATAGCGTAATTAACGAGGATATAGATGATGATGGCGACTTTACATTTACTGGTGACTGGACATTTACCAATGCTTCTACTACTATCGGCAGTGCGACTGGTAGATTATTCGCTGATGAGATAGAGGATATTACTGGCACAACTACGATACAGGATGCGGTTGAATTTACTGATGGCACTTATGGTTGTTACTTTGTATTCGGGGCTACTACTACTTTAAAATGTTACTAAAATTTATAAAGAATAATAAACTTGAAATATGGCTGGTCTTAATATTTTTGTTCTGGGGATTTATAGTTTTTATGAACGAATTTTATGATGGCAGGGTTGATTGTGAAAAGGTAAAAACAATACCAATAGATAATACTAAGTGCAAATAATATGACACACAAATTGGAAAAACTTTATCGCAGGGTTTTAAAGTTAAAAACCCAAGCGGAAAAGGAGGGTGATGTTGATACAAGTGATGGTTTAGAAATTGTAAGCAGGGATATTGCTAGATTATATGCTATTCAAGACATTTGATTGGTGGATAATTGTTGGCTTTTTAGCACAGGGATTATTCTTTTCAAGGACATTGATACAATGGTTAGCAATAGAAAAGGAAAAGCAAATTGTTGTTCCCAAAATGTATTGGTGGCTTAGTATAATTGGCTCTGGGATATTACTCTTTTACTCATTTCACAGAAAAGATATTGTGTTCATTATCGGACAAATTATTGCACTTATAATTTACATTAGGAGTTTAAAATTCTATGAAAAGTAAAAAATACATTTTAGGTGGAGCTTTGTCTGGAATAATTATTTCTGGTTGGTTTATTTTTGGGGGAGTTCCGAAATTAGGAATAGACCCCCCTGTTAATGAGGTATTAGAAGCGAGGAAAAGTAAGATTGTTGGGCAAACCATTATTAACAATAAGTATGAAGATGGCAGTGAAGAAACTTGGGTTAAGTATTATTATGATACTGGAAAAGCTAACAAAGAAAAGAAAAAAATAAAAATTAAAGATAAAGATGGTAAGAACATAGAGGTTGAGGTTGAGGAAGATTTTTCAAAGAAAACAAGTAATACATTTTGGTATTTAAAAGAAAAAACGACAACTACTACAATCTGGGTGATTGATATTGTCCCAGGTAGGCAATTTCGCAAGGTGGGTAATGATTGGCACAAAATTAAAAGTGCAACTACAACTCCAGGTCAATATGAGAAACAAATCCTTGGTTATGGGCTTATAAGAAGAATGGTTAGTAGAAATGTCGCACTGGCTGACGATTTTTATTCTACTACTGGTGATGCTTTTTTCTTTCGTGGTGGTGCTACTGAAGCTTGGGATACAATTCGGACTGGTAATGGAACTGGTAATGAGGACGGATATTCAAGCAGGCAAGCTGCAAGAATACAAGCTCGGTCAACTGGAAGCAATTATAAAGTATTAGGCAGACCACAATTTGCCTTTGATACAAGTGCTTTAAGCGGAACAGTATCTGCCGCTACTTTTTCTGTAACAATATTGAATGGGAGCATTGTTGGTGATGGAACTAGCCTTGGTGGTGTTGATTGGTATATCACAGATGGTGATATGGCTAACCCAGCCAGCCCCGCAAACTCAGACTTTGAAAGAGCTGCTGGTGAAGACATTCGTGATGCAGATGGTATTTTACACGGCGACCTTGATGATAGTGGAGATAGTGTAAATACTTGGACACTTGATAATGATGGAAGCGATTATAGTTATATCAATCAAAGTGGAACAACACAATTAGCCATTCAAGCTGATTATGATGTAAATAATGCGGTTGCTGGCGACCCGACCTGGGAAGCTGATGGCTCAATAAATGAAACGATTTATTATGAGGAAAATGGGAGTAATTATCCAACACTAACAGTCACATTGGCTGCTACCGACACTTGCACCCCCGATGGTGGTGACCACCAATTTAATGCTTCTGATAACTGCAATATTTATACTGATGTTTATGTCGAAGGCTCTTGTAACTTTTATTTGGACAGTGCTGGAGGAATAAATATCGGTGCAAAACTTGAATGTGAAGATGGCTGTTATATAGACCAGGGATTTAGTATTAACATAGGCTCTACTGGCAGCTTTATCTGTCAGCAATAATAATTAAACACGATGTTATGCAAGACAAAATTTGGTACAAAAGCGCCTCACTACAAGGCAATATCGTAGTGGTGCTAGGTATGTTAATTAAATGGCTGGGCTTGCCAGTGCTTCAAGACGAAGTAACTGCCATTGTTTCGGCTTTATTCGTATTAATTGGCGTTGGCTACGCTATCTGGGGTCGGGTTAAGACCAAAGGCGAGCCTATCGGCTGGAGGATTAAATAATGAGTAAACTTAATGAAATCCTGTTAGTGATATTGCTCTCCTTGTTTACTGGAATCGTAGGAGGGATAATTGCTCTGGGTTTAATATAAATATGGGGGAAAAAACAAAACAACTGTTAAAAGACTATTCTTTTCACATAAGCGTAACCAGTATTGTATTGATAGCCAGCTTTCTAATTAGTACAGGTATTGGCTATGAAAAGATGCAAGCTAAAATAAAACACATTGACGGCAAGACTGACCTATACGCAGAACGCTGGGAACAGATAGAAAGGCGAGTCGATAATAACGAAAAGCAAATTGAACTACATTATCTCGAGATCATTACACGCTTAAAGAGTCTAGAGACAAGCGGTCAAGAGATTAAACAGCTCATAAGAGAACACGACATAAACTAAACGAAGGAGGTAAACATTGAAAACAAAGACAAAGAAGTATGGGTTTTGTCCACGGTGTAGAACAAAAACAAATCTCGAAGCTCACCACATCTTTCCGCGAAAGTATTTTGGTCAGGGTTTATCAAATCCGTTCACAGTCTTATTATGTCCAACGTGCCATCAAGAGATCGGTGTCTATGTTCATGACACACCAAAGTTTTCGATCGAACAATATGCAGTAATCACTTGGAAGTTTATCAGAAGGGAACGAATTAATCTCTGAAGGAGGAAGAATGAATTGTCCAGTATGTAAGCACACGCTGTGTCTTGTTAGAGAAGACTTATACAAATGTCCGTGGTGCGATCTGATGTTAGATCGACCAAAAGAAGAATATAAAAGGAAAGGAGGATGCGATGAGAAAAACATGTCCAAGCTGCGGCAACTTGATGAGTAAGGATGGCAGGTATTATATCTGTCCATACTGCGGAACAAGAATACTCGACTTAAGTCAGAGGAGGAACGATGCAAAAACTTAAACTCTTCAGTGCAATTCTATTGATGAGTATTTTGTTTCTCATCGTTCTTATTCTAAACAGGTTTTGTCCACGCCTAACAGACAGGCTTCTCGGTTTGTAAGGAGGTGATAGATGAGACGATGGTATTGCCATGACTGTGTTTATTACGATCGATGTAATCAATCGAAGACGACTAAACCTGTTCGAATCGAAAGTTGTGGCTACCATTGTCATAGATTTTATAACCCGCAGGCTTTCGAGTTCTGGGAGCTATACTATGAAGACCTTCGACTTGGACGAGGTTTAGAACCAGATGAAGATTAACATACTCCTTCGTTGTTCTTTGAAAGCCATGGCTAATTTGCATTAGCCTGGTAGGGGGAGACAAATGTAGCTCTCCCTCTTTAATTAATTAAGTCTTAAATATGTTGCGAAGACTTATCTACAACTTGATGCATTGGAACAGCAAACCTGGCGGACTTGTTCTTGAGTCTGTCGGCGATGGTGCTTCTCCGAAGTTCGCTCGATACAGAGAAATCTTTGCGGAAGAGCTATTCGGCTATCAGCCAGTAAAGACACTGGGAAGGGCGAGAGCTATTATGAAGCATCCAAGCTATCCTAGAAACTTAGCGTTTCAAGATAGCATTCTTTCATGCGTTCCATCTTCACTTTGTGAACTTAAACAATTCTACCTAGATTGGGAGCTATACTTTACATGGAGATGGCCATACGGTAATGTCAGACACTTTAACGGTGGTACTCGTTTCAAAGATATCATGAGAGTCTGTCAAAGAGGTATGCTTCTCGATGTCAGATTACCTACTTCTCAATTCTGGGGAGGTGAAGCAAGAATGCAAACTGTACATCTTTATCGAGATGGTCGTTGGCATAAAGCTACAAAAGAAGAACTTGATGATCTTGCTAAAGCAGCAGACGACTTTGAGTTAGGTTCTTGGTCGTATGTCTATTATAAAGATCGAACAGCAATGAAGCATGCTTTACAGAAAGCTCCAATTCCAGTTGGTCTTTGGATCCAGAAAGGTAATTGGCATTCTTGGAAAGACACTAACAGAAAGATATATTGGGACACTACTCGTTCAGGCAATTGGGCACACCTCGTTCTAATGGTCGATTGGGACGATGACCTTGGTGGGTGGTGGATCACAGATCACGATGGTAGTGGTCTAAAATTGTTAGACTATAACTACCCGCTTGTCTTTGCTGCATCAGTTAGTGATGGCAAGTCGGGAGAAGACAATCCTATGCTTCGAGTAATTAAACTCGCAGACAAGTCTGAATACTATGTCGTATTTACAGACAACACAAAAGCGCACATCCCAGAGTGGGAACTCTTTATCTGGGGAGCGAAGAAAGGAATTTGGGTTCCTAACGACAAGGTCGAAGTTGTTAGAGAAGATGAATTCAATACAATTCAAACAGACGATGAGAGTAAACATCTCTTCGAGATTATGAACGCTTATCATAACTCTCATAAGAAGTAAACTATGTCTTTAACTTACACAAACCTTGACACTGCATTACAGAACATGATTGGCTCAAGAGCAAACATCAAAGCTGATAGCAATACTCGCTATGAGACATTTGATCGAGTTCTTGATGATCTCTCATTAGAAGCTAACTGGAGGTTTGCTATACGTAGAACAACTCTTGATTATCTTAGAGACGTTGATGCATACAGTCTTACGAACTATCTTGGTCTCTCTGACTTCAAAGCTCCTTATGAGTTAGGTGGTCTACCATTCTTAGAAGATCGTAGTTTTTATCCACAACGACGCAAGAAGGTACGTCGCAAATCAAATCTTACAGCAGACTCTACATTCCAAAGATTAAGTACAGAGTATGTCGATGGAGAACATTATCTGTTAGTAAACATTGCTGATGGACAATCTTTTCAGATTGATGCTCTAGAGAATCTCTCATCTGATGGAGCATGGTCTGCAGTCGGAGATGGTTCATCTCTTGCAGTTGATGAGAATGAGTATGAGCAAGGCGCTGGTTCATTAAAGTTTCGAGGTACTGTCGCAGGTGGAAATAACTATGCAGGTATTCAGAACACAACGAAGACTGCAATCGATCTATCTGACTATGAAGACCGAGCATACTTTCTGCTTCGAGTCTATCTCCCAACAATCACTGACTTTACAAGTGTGACTCTTTTCTGGGGATCTGATACTTCGAACTATTGGTATAAGACTGTGACAGCTCCATTGAACAAGACAGCTTTCATTACTGGTTGGCAACAATTAGCCTTCCGCTGGGAGGATGCTTCAAGTTCTGGTTCACCAGATGATGAGAACGTTGATTACTTTGAGATCAGATTTAATTATGCTACAGGCTTTGCAGACAATCAACTCTTCAGAGCAGATGATCTTAGAATTAACGAGAGAGTACAACTTGAGTTTGATTACTTTTCTCGCTATCTTGTTAAGTCAGCTGCAGGCGAATGGAAGAAGTCATTCTCAACTGGTACAGACTTATTTGTCGGTCCAGATGATTGCGAAGTAGCATTGCTTGAGATGGCATATTATGATCTGCTACGTACGAACAGACGCGTTGATAAAGCTACACGCTCAGAAGCACTTACTAGGTATAACATATACAGAGCTAAGATGAAACATAACTACGGTTATAGTATCTCCAAAGGACCTCGCAAGGTAAACATACTACGTTAATATGTCCAGAATAATACAGCGCAAAAATTTCCTCGGTTTGCATACAAGATACCCGGTGACGAAGAACCATCCAGAGTCTGCATTTGTTGCTCATAATATGAAGATCACTGGACACGGTGTTGAGCCAATCAAAGGCTTCTCTCGTTTCGGTCAAGAATCTCCAGCAAATCTTCAAAAGATCAAAGACGCTTATACGTTTATTCTGCAGGATGGAACACAGATACCTGTCAGAGTAAGAGAAAGACCAGCGTCTGGCGATAATGTACTTGAATGGTATTCAACAGACTCAGGTAGATGGGAGATCCTCCTGACTGGAATGACGCAAGGAGCAACGACTTCTTTCCAAGACTATAACACAAGTACGATCAATCAGTTATTCTTTGGAAACGGAAACGAGTATTACTCTGTCTGGTCTGGCAATACTACTTATTTAACTGCTGCTTTAAGTGGAGGAGAGACAGATGTTCTTGTTAACAGTACAGCTGGCTTTCCTGCTTCTGGTACAATCATCTACAATGGTACAGAGATTGCTTATTCTTCTAAGACAGCTACGAAGTTCGTTGTTGCATCTGCACATGCATCATCTGATACAGATGATCCTGTGGCTGAAGCTGTGGACGATGCTACTTATTCTGGCGTTGCTCTTAGCAGTATTCTACTCTCTGCTCAGAATCGAATGTGGGTTGTTGACGCAGGAGATCCAAACTCACTCGAGTACTCAGTCGAGGGTGATGCAACTGATTGGACATCAGGCAATAATAGAGCCGATGCAGGAGTCGAGGATTTTCCCATCGTTGGTGGAAAGATCACAGGTCTTGCAAATCAAGACTCATACATCTTCATCTTCAAAGAACGAACGATAATTCTATTTGAATGGCAATATCCGACAGCAACGACAAAGACTCCAAGCTTCAAGCATATTGTTACAGCAGGCTCAATTGGTGCAATCAATCACAAAGGTATTGCAAGTATCTATAACGAGATCCTTTATACAGCACCTGATGGAGTACGAAGTTTATCTCGTAACATTGCAACGAATGATTGGAATGCAGACCCGATCTCTGATGAGATCAAAACAACGATCGACGGTTATGACTTCTCTGAAGCAGCATCAATTTATTATGCGAAGGAGGATGTCTATCTTGTAGCTTGTAAATCAGACTCAGATCAGACAAACAATAACAAAGTCATCGCGATCTGGTATTACGTTGGTACAGATGGGAAAAGACAGCGAGGCTTCTCAATTCTTGATTGGACAGTCGATAGCTGGTTCATTTATAACAATGAACTCTACTTTGGTTCTTCGATGGAAGGAGCAACGTATAAAGCTTTCACTGGTCACACTCGTGGAGGAGCAGCAATGAGATCTATCTATACAGACAACAGAAACGACTTCGGAGCAAAGAACTTAAAGGAAGCAGAGTCATATCTGATCATGGGTTTAATCGCACCTGGTACAGAGATTGACGTGTCATTCTTTTATGACGGTGGTGCTTCTGGTAGTCAGCAGATTACGATCGATGCTGCTGATGATTATGTTCAGTCTTCTGCAGTCAAGACACTCGGTGCTTTCAAGTTAGGAGAGCAAGTCTTAGGTGGAACACTCGATGCAGTCGAGGAACTTCGGCTATTCACAGTAATAGTCGAGTTACAAAAGATACAATGGTATGACCTCCAAGTCCAGCGTATCTGTGGTACAAAAGGAGGTTACTATAAAATATTTTTTGAAGGTATCATCAATCCAGGTGAAGGCTTTGATCTACCTCAAGACACATTAGAAGGTTAATATGAGAAAACTAATTCCAAGTCTTTGTGTAATATTCCTTCTAACAGCGACATCTGTTAATGCAACGCTCTGGGACTTCTTTCAAGGTAATCTACCTTCGATCAAAGAACGAGCAGAGTATTACTCGCAGATCGCTGACGATGAGTATACTGGTACTTATGACCAGAATGTCTTATTGGAAGAATACTTACGCAATCCTTACTCTGACGCATTCGGTGCAGTCAAACCCTTCCGGCCATCTGGGTTCTCGACTACACTTGCATCTTCGCTAGCAGAGGGAGGAACAGAGACAACACTGGTAGTTAACTCTATCACTCTCCCAGACGGAACTTCGTTAGCTTCAACATCGTTCGGAGATCTATTGATCTTGACAGTTGGAGAGGGAGACGGCGAAGAAAAGATAGCTGTGAATGATCTTAATCAAAGTACGAAGACATTCACAATTTATTCAAGAGGCCTAGAGTATGGTCGATGGGCTTCTTCATCTGCAAATATTCTTCAGCATCTTCCAGGTGAGATCGTCTACGTTTCAGACGACGATCATTTTCTAAATCAACAATACTTTGATCTAGAGTCTGATCAGACAGTCTCAGGAAGTAATACGTTCTCAGGTACAAATACATTCTCAGGGAATACAACGTTCTCTGGTACAATTACAATACCTGAGCCGACTGCAGACTCTCATGCTGCATCGAAGAACTATGCTGACAATATTGCAAATCAAGGCGCAGCAACTTCGACAGAGACAGTTGCAGGTATATGTGAACTAGCTACAGAAGACGAAGCTGCAGCAAGTACATATCTTGGACTAAACAGCCCGTTGTGCTTACAGGCAAGAGATGCTTCATCTTCTCCTTCAATCTCAGACAATATGATTGTTGTAACTGAGTCAGATGGTAAGATCAACCAGGGTTTTCTAGATTTAACAGAAGACTTTGCATTTACTGGAAACACAGCAATGACAAACATGGACGTTGCTTCTTCAACATTTACAGCAACAACGACATTTGAGAATGCTCCAAGTATCGAAGAAGACCCGGCGTATAATAACGACGCTGTTAGGAAAAGCTATGCTGACAGTACATATACGACGAAACATTACATCTCTGCTTTCGATGAACCAAGTTGTGGTAATAGTTGTTATACTGCTCAAACATTTGCTCACGGTTTTGGAGTAACACCAGACCACATTACTCTGCACTGTCACAGTGAAGGAGCAACTGCAAATAGTTCATCTGGGTTTTATGATGGATCGACGATGTTTGTCGCATCAACAGTCTCTGGTTCAAGTAATGATTATGTTGTTCAATGCGGCGATAACGGCAACGACTATACTGCAAGCTCAACACTCGATGCAACAAACATTACTCTGAAGTGGTGGAACGATGCTGATGCGAGTGGTCAAGCAATTAACTGCTTCCTTGAAGCTTGGGTTTACTAACTAGAATAACTATGGCAAAGAAAATCAAATCACAAACTCTTGCAGATGGTGGCATCAAACAAATCTTTGATGATGGCACAGAAGCATTCGTTGCATTTACTGACAAGCCGTATTCTGGTAGTAACTTTCAATATCTGAAGAACCCAACAACTGGTAAGTCAGTCGGAGTCTCAAAAAGTTCTTCTTCAGAATATCTACAAGCTCTATCAGATGAACTCGGCTTTGTTCCAGTTGATCCGTCAGACGTTGGTAAAGCAATTGAGTCTACAGTAGGAGACTCTGCTGGCGAAGGTGTTGCAGGAGATGGTACAAATCTACCATCGAGCATTGATATCGATACAGACATCCCAGACATTACGTCGTCAGATGTCTTTACTTCGAGAGAAGAGTTTGAGTCAAGACTCGAGACAGAGACTCAATCAATTGAAGACCGGATTGCAGCAGAAGAAGATAAGAAGAGACAGCTGATCATGGATCGCTTTGCTCCATTGATTGCTGAAGCAGAAGAGTATCGTGAAGACATCACTGATGCAACAGAAGGTCAATTTGCTACGAAGAGACGTCTCTCTACGGCTGCACTCTCTTTTGTACAACATCAGAGAGGTCAAGCACAGAAGAAAGTAGATGAGATCGTTAGTGCAAGAGAACAAGCACTAGCACAACTTGATCTCACGATGGCTGACAAGCTACAGAAGGAGATCGATGCTTGGAAAGATCAAGAGTTCAAATGGGCTCAGTTTGAGTTGCAATTACAAACAACTCAGTTCCAGCAAGCAATGTCAGTAGCTGGACTGAAGCTTGATTTAAAAGCAGATCAGAGAGCTGAGCAATCTCAACTCTTTGACATTGTTACAAAGAAGTATGACATCATCAAAGATATTCCAGAAGGTGAGACTGTCACAATTGATGGTATGACTTTCACAGGAATTGCAGGTGGTGCATCTGATCCTTTCTTTACAGGATCAAACATTGTCTCACTAATGAAGAGTCTTCCGCAAGGTGAGACTACAACAATTACAGATCCCAATACTGGGAGAGAGTTTACTTTAACTGGTTTAGCTTCAACGATCGTTACAGCAACAGATGACTCTGGGAATGTCACTGGTATCAACAAGAATACTGGTGAAGAACTCTGGCGAGTCGCTGGTGCAGGCAAGACAAAGTCGTCTGGTCCAAGTACAACGATCTATATGAACGACCAGATGAAAGGTGCTTTAGGTGATGCTTCGGCAGTCCTCGAGGCTTCGAAGGGCGACGATGGATTTTATAATACTGAGACTTTTAGGAATGAGCGACTTAAGTTTGCTCAAACAACTGGAGGAGATACATCAACATTCGATGATACATTCAGACGCGGTCTCAATCCAAACGATCCATCTGCTAAGATCTACTTCAGTAAGTCTGAGTTAGAGGTAGCCTCCGATGTCTGGACCGAAGAAACAAGAGCGTTCTTTAAAGATCTCGACTTTACAGACGAAGAGATCGCAGCATGGGAATCTCTTGGCTTATCACCGCAAGACCTTATGCAATAATTTATGGCTACAAAAGAAGAGATCAAACGACAAGTTCAATCTCGAGTCAGAGAAAAGATCAGAGAGCGTGCTCAGCTTAATGCCCCGATCAAGAAATCTCTTGCTGGGTTTGAGGAGAACTTCAAAGAAGATATCTCGTCGTTTGGTAAAGGGATGTTACATATCGGCTCTCAAGCTGTGCGGCATCCTGTAGAGTCAATCGGCACTGTCTTCGGTTTAGGTAGCGAGATCTTAAAACAAGCAGCAATCGGAACACCAGAGTTTGCAAAGTCTGCTTGGGATGTAATCTCAAATCCGATCGAGACAGCAAAACAATTTAAGAAGGACTGGGATACTGTGAGAGATGTCTCATATAATGAACAAAAGAAATTGATCGAAGAGTTCATGGTTGATCTCAATCAGGGTATGAGTAAGCAGTATGTTCAGAAAGAGAAGAAGATCTTAGCAAATCTTGGTACTGCAGTCGCGACTGATGTGTTACAGGAGATCACTCACCCTGTCGAGTTCATGTATGATAAACCATTTACATTCGGACTTGATGCATTAGCAATCGCAACGTCTGGTATTACTTCGCCTGTTATTAAAGGAACAACAAAAGTTGCTGCGAGAGGTTTAAGTAAAGTTGGCAAAGCTGTCGAGAAGACAGGTGAAGCTGCAAGAAAGATTAAATATGTAGATGACATCGCAAAGGCAGGCTCAAAAGTTCTTGAGAGAACAGATACTACTGGCAGAGCAGCACGCTTCGCGAAGACAATTAACGAGACAGTCGCAGACTTATTCACACCGCTTGGCAAGCTTCGGTCGAAGGGTTATGGTGGTTTAGCAGAGTCACTAGAGAAACTATACGTTAACTCACTAAAGATGCAAGAGGGTATCATCAGATCGACTGCACAAAAGTTTGAGAAGATCTTTAAGTTAAATGGCGCAGAGAGAGTAAAGTTCTTCGAGACGATCGATGCAGCAAGACGCTCTGGTACAAAACTAGCAACATCTGATAACCCGAAGATACAATCTGCAATTGATTGGTGGCTAACGCAAGAGGTACCAAAGCTTCGAGTACAAGCTGGCTTACCAGAAGAGTATGCAATCAGTAATTATCTGCATCACTTCTTCCCACCGAAGCTAAAGATGTCTGAGAGAATGATCAAACCATTCAAGAAGGGAGACCCTGGTTATTTGAAAAAATCGAAAGACGTCGAGGGTTTTGTCAAGGATCCAGTAGTCTCTATCTCAGCGATCAAGATTAAGGTTGCACTTGATAACATGAAGTCGGCTTTCCTTGAAGGTGTACGAAGAACATACGGTCTTGAGTTTGATAACTTACAAAAGCAACTGAAAGCAATGGTCGGTGACGAAGCATATCAGATCTTCAAGAAACAAGGAAGAGTTACTGCAGAGATTAAGAAGAGGTTTAACGTTGACGAGTTTACTCCAGAGAAGGGTAAGACATGGTTTGTACCGAAGGAAGTAGCATCTGAGCTTAACAGAAGATTTGCTCCGAGTGCTTTTCAAGAGACGATGAGAAAACTCTTATCTCCTCTTGACTTCTTTAATCGTAATTGGAAACCATTAGCAACTGCAGTCAGACCTCGATATCATACTAGAAACGTAATTGGTAATCTGTACAACGCGATCGTTCTTGGGAGTATGAACCCGAAGAACATTCCGATCGCAGCGCTTCAACAGATTGCTGGATATATCAATGAAGCAAGAAAGATCCCAGGGTGGAAGGGTCAGATAGCAAGGAAGTTATTCCCTGAGAAGGTACCTGCTAAGTGGATTGACTGGGCACTTAAAGACGATGTGATCGGCAGAGGCTTCTTTGCTATCGACCTCCACGATATGGCAAGAGTTGCAGAACACACAGACGACATTATCAAAGTCGTAAACAAATACAAGAACCCAGCAGAGATCTATCGTATTCCGATACTCAGACAGTATCTTAATTTGTCTCGCAATATCGGAACAGCACTTGAAGACAATGCAAGACTTGCTCTCTACATTGACAGACTCAAAACATTAGCTGGCAAATCAGGTAAAGTTACGAAAACAATGCGAGCAGATGCTAAGAAGTATGTGAACAAATATTTATTTGATTATCTTACTGGCTTAGGTGAAGGAGACAAGATCATCAAGAAGTTTATTCCATTCTGGGCTTGGTCTAGATTTAATATTCCTCTACAGATCTCGTCTCTCTGGAATACTCCAACTCGACTTGCAGTGATGCAGAAAATCTTCAATGCTCGAGTCGACGAGATCGAGAAGCAAGATCCGAATGTTAAGTATATGACAGGAAGAGAACGAGACATGGGCTTGATTAAGACTGGTGAGATTGAAGTTGCTGGAGAACTCTATGATAAATATATCAGAACTCAATCTGTCTTACCGCAAGCAGACTTGATCAGACTGATTAATATCTTCCAGCTTCCGCCAGACTTAAATGAGGTTGGCTTCAATCCGTTCTTGCAAGTTACTACAAATCTAAACAACAACTTGAACTACTTTGGTAACTCGATCGAACAGTTCACAGGTGAGAGAGGTAAGTTTCTCGAAGGCACATTCGACAAGACAACAATCGAGTGGTTCAAGACAATTCCATTATTGAACGAGTTAAATAAGCTGATCGGTGGCTCATCTCCTGAGGGAGAGAAGTTTCCAGTTGACATTCGTCTCGAACAGATCCTCTCGCCATTAAGTACTACTCTGATCAACAGAGACGAGAAAGAATACTTTGGTTTGCTTGAAGAACAGAAGGAGTTAACTGGTTCTTATGAAGCTGGACTCGAAGCAATGTATACACGATACTATTCAAAGAGTCTCGTTAATAAAGAGGAAGTACAATACAAAGAGAACGTAATGAAGCTTGAAGAGATTCTAAAGGACAAGGGTATCACAGAGCTTGGCCTTCTCCCACTTAAGTTAAAGGCACTAAAGAAATCCGTTCAAGAGAAGATACAACGTCAAGCTAGAGAGAAGAAAAGAGATGTCAAGACAGAAAAGAACCAAGGAATACTTGATAAGATCTTCGATCTCCCATCTCGTTTTCAACAAAAGATTAAAGACATCTTCACTCCAGAAGCAGGAGAGGTAAGAGTGAGAGACATCACAAGAGAACTCTATTCCATGATCGTACCAGACATCGCTCAGACTCCAGCAGAGGCATTAGCGATGGGGTATGAACCAGTTAATTTATACAGTGAGAAGGAACTTGCAAAGATGGCACCACAAGACAGAGACCTCTATGATAAAGGCTATGGAATGTATATGAGTCCAGATGGTATTCTAGTTGGGATCGGACCAGACGGCGGAGCAGGTCTTGATGTACTTGGTTCTGTCGGAGCTCTTAAACAAGTAACTGGCAAAACAACTCGAACTGCATTCCAAGGTTTCAAAGAGATTACATCAACTGTACTTGACGAGCTGAAGGGTAAAGTTAGAGTTAGTCAAGAGTCACTCAATAAGATACTCAAGAAGAACATAAGCCGAGAACAAAAAGAGATGGTGCAGAGAGAGTTCGA